ATCTTCAACTAATTCAGAAATAAGTTTCATTATAGTCCTTAATAGTATCCTACTGATACGGCTAGTACACCAGATGCAGCATTTGATTGAAGCGTGTCCGTTGGTTGTTTAATTGCAAACGTTCCAGCAAAATCCTCATCTGACTTGCTAAGGGTAAATGTAGATATCGTAGTTCCGTTAGCAAATTTTTGAGTAATTAAAACTAATCCTGCTGTTGTGTTTACAACTCTGATAAGTGAGCCTGTACTAACGTTATTAGCACTAGTACCGAGAGTAATTTCTTGAGCTAGAAACTTTACTGAATCAGCCATTATCAGACTCGCTTTCTTTAATGTATTCTAGAATTTCTTTTTCTAATCCTTTATCAAGCATCTCAATCATGAACTGTTTGTTCTCTTCATCTAGTGAAGCAAATAGTTCAAGCATCTGAATATCATACTCGACATCTTCTTTAGCCATTTTTGTTGCAGTGGCGTACATCACTGATTTAGCATCAGCACCGTAGCGCTTTTTAAAATCCTTTAAACCTTTTTTCATGCCCTTAACAATATCTTCACGCTTTTTCATTTCGCCTGTTGATAAAGTGCGCTCATCAATTTCTAATTCTTCAACTTCTTCTTTTGTCAAACGATCTGTAGCTTTTTCAATACCACTCATACGCTTTGATGTCTTACTAACTTTTGAAAGTGCAGTGTCAATATCTTTTTTCATCATATTTTGTGCTGTTTTCTTTTTAAACCCATGGCTGCGATGCATGCTATAATCAGATTTTGCAGTAGCTAAATCTTTTTCTACCTCTGCACTTCTATTAGCCATGTCAATAGATGCTTTTTTAACGTATGAGCCGAGTGTTGATTTACTAATCTCATCAAGTTCTTCAGTCTCTTCGTGAACGGCAGCGGCCTTTTCGGCATCATACCCGTGGCGCTCTTTTTCACGATCTACAGTTTTAACACCGGTACCTTTGAACATTGCGTCATCATTACCATTAGCATCATCGGTATGCTGAATGATATGTTTGTCCATAAACTTCTGCTCATCCCCGCCCTTGGGACGGTAGGCAGTAGTACCAACAGTGCCTTGGGCCTGTTTAATTATTTTCTGCAGTTGACTCAGCGTTTTCATCGTTTGTAACCTCTGGTTCTGTTTGTTCTGGTTCTGCTTCATCTTGACTGACAAACATAGAGCTGGCTATATCTTTCTTACGATCCTCTAATGCAGCCATTACTTTTGGGCCGATTAGATGATCAAAAGCCTGCTGAACCTTGGTAGGTTCGTTCTCTACTGCTCCGTCAATAATGTCTTGAATAGTATATTCCATATTGTCTCCAAATATTTATTTATTGGTACTTTTCACTGTATATTTTGTTGCTGTTGTTGGGCGGGTTCTTGGGCTTGTTGAACCTCTTGAGAGGTATTAGGTGCTGCAAACCTTGGATCATCTAGCTCTTCTTCCATTTCTTCATCATTTTTTTCTATCTCTTCTTCAGTCTGACGAAGAACATTCTTTCTCACCCATGTATGTGATACGTAGCGGCCGGCGAAATCATCAATGTCTCTAAGAATAGAAACACGCTCTCTAATCATCTCAATCTCTTTAAGTTCGGCAAAGTAATTATCTTTAGCGTAATCAAACTTAACATCTTGAATAATTTCTTGCCACTCATTCAGTGTCATAATACCTTTAAGCACTAATTGCTTTTCGAGACTCTTTGTAAAAAGGACTGAAAATTTAGCTCTTAATCTGTTGACAAATTTAGAGAACTTTACTTCATCGCGAGTAATTTCTGTAGATCTTCCTACATTAAACGTTTGTTCGGCTTCTAGTCTTGAGCCGGGCACGTTGAGCGCACGGTAAAGTTTTTTCTGAAAATAGATAACGTCGGTTAATTCACCAAGGTTCTGTCCGCCTGGGAGCGTTGTAATCTCCGTACCTCTGTTACCCTCTCTACGAGGAAGCCAATAGTCCTCAAGCATTGTCATAAACTTACGATCGTCTCTAATTTCACCTGATGAAGAATCATATACTACTTTATTCTTATGTCTAATCATCATATCCCGTAAGTACTGCTCTGCTTTCATCTTAGGCAGATTACCAACGTCAATATAAAATATTCTTCTTTCTGGAGCGCGAGAGATTCTATAGATGACAGTTGCATCTTCTAGAGTGCGTAATTGATTTAATACTTTAATTGCTTTGTGTAGATGGGAAAGGACGACGGTGTTGTTTGTGTCCATTAATCCAGACGTGACGTGTACGATGCTATCTTTAGCAATACGAACACCACCGGTACCGGAATTATTCTGTCCCATGTTGCCGTTGCCAGCATTCCAATAACCTTTGTCACTGTATAAGAAAAACTCTCCAGTTTTTTCTTGAACTGTCGCCCCGGTTAATTTATCTCTCTTTTTCTTTATTTCTTTTACTTTTCTAATCTTGCGAGGATCAACATATCTTAATTCTTTAATTCCAGAAGAGATTTCCTTATCGTCAATTATGGCATGGTAATAAAGTCTACCATCAATATAAAAACGTCTAAAGATTTCGTATGCTTGATTATTAAAATTTAAAAGCTTTAAGATATTTTGAAATTCTTCTTGAATTGCTTTCTTAACATTATTACCTATGTTAGGAATGGTATCAAGGTTAATTTGAACGGTCTCTACTTCAGGCTCACTAACAATGGCTTCATTAACAATATCATCAACAGCCTGATCAACTTCAGGTTGATTGGTCATGTCTCTATACTTTGTTACTAGTTCGGCCTCAGTCTTAGCTGACCCTTCTAGGTCAACATACGTACCGTAGACACCTCCTGCGGCAACGACAACAGCACCGTCATCGTCTTGAGGAGGTGCAAATGATACTGGTTCTGGTTCTTGTGATTGGCGTTTTATTTCAAATCCAAATAATCTCATGTCATCCTCAAATAGAAAAGAAGGGCCCAAAAGGGCCCGCCTTTATAATATTAAGCGCCACCAGCGTTTCCGGTAACTCCTCCTGTAACCTCCCACCAATCGTACTGGAATGTAACTGTAAACTCTTCAATAGTATCAGTTGCGTTCCAATCTAAATCGATTGTTGAAATGGTCTGGGGGAAGATTCCGTTAAACGTGTAAGTTCTAATAGGCACGCCTGTCTTAGAATACTGAACGACTTGGGCGTTAGCCTTGTACAGCGATGGAGAGGCTGCTCCAAACGTACGGAGGTTACCTCTTAAACTATTAATCTGATTTGACCACTGCTCCATTGCATTACGGATCAGAAAGTCTTCGTCATTAATAACCGTTACTGTCCAGTCACCAAATGTTCTATCACCAGCTAATCTGATCTTACGGCCAAAATATGGTACTTCGATAATGCCCAGATCCGAGGAAGGGATCTGAGCGGTACGAACCATAAAGGGCACTTTAAGATCGGCGACACTGTTAGCAGGATTTTGAATCGTTACTTGGAAGAGCGTATTTCTAGCCCCTCCAAGAGTTAACTGACTTCTAATTTCATTTACGTTGAAAGCCATGTTTGTCTCCTTGTCTGTCGTTATTTATTAGAACTGTCCAACGATTTCGGAGAACTCAACCCCTGTCCTAACTGCAACAAAGTTCAGCTGAATGAAGTTAATTGAGCGAGCAGGCTTGATGTAGATGTCCCCAATAAACTCATTTCTGTCAATCACTTCAGAAGTGTTGTTTGACTCATCGCAAACTACTCTAAAGTCGTAGATACCGCGACGACCTTGCACATCCCTTAAGAAAGGCTCTACTAAGTTCTTAAACTGTGCGCGAGTAAACTCATCGTTAAACTCAAACAGTGTGAACTTGGCTGCTGTAGCAATTGCTTTCTCAAGCACAATAAACAGACGTCTGACGTTAATTCTATCGAATGCCGATGGTTTGGCAAGCAGAGTCTTATCACCAAACAGAAGTGTTCCTTGACCTGGGAATGTAACTACCGGGTTGATGCCGTTCTTATAGAGAAGGTCGCGCTGGGCCTTGCGAGGATTGAAGGCAAGCTTGACCGTATTCTTAATGATACCTCTATTGAAACCAGCGGGTGAGAACCAAGGATCTCTTGTATCATCAGTTCTTACGCACAATCCAGCCACGTCACCATTCAGAGGAATGTATCTGTATATGTCGTTATATTTGTCGTATTGATATTTGTATCCGGAATCTAACACGGCGTACGAAGTCGATGTAACGGAATTACGGAATGTAACTGCGTCTTCTGCTTCATCGGCGGCGGCATTAAGCACCACATCAGTTCTATCTGGCGAGACGAATGCAACGCAATCTTTTCTAAATTCGCAGATGTTATCAATAATGTAGTTGGCAAGTTGCTCACCGTTTGTACCACCACGTGCTTTACCTTGAAGAACTAAAGAAATATCAACATCTTCGGCTGATTTAAAATAATCAAAGCCGGCTTGAAGTTCTGCAATAGGCACATTTGCCTCATCCAGTCCATCGGAACCACCAGTAAACGAGACGTTAAATGGTATATTATTGGCGAGTGAGGTCATATTGACTGCTGTATTAGAAGCGCCTGCAATCCTGTCATTTGCATAATAGATGTATTTGGAGTTCTGATTAATTACAGTCTTAATGAAATTTGTAGATCCGTCTTCTAACTTGGCGTCAGTAGCACGAGAAACACCCTCATACACCTCTATAATTGTACCCGGTACTCCAGTAAGCGTTCCATCTTCGTCGGCAACCACTACATGGGCCTCATCAACAGCTGAAGAGTTGCCAAAGTTGGTAACGTACTGCGAAGTGCCTGGGGCACTATCTACTGCAGTAGCATACTCCCAATAGCGCTTGAGGTACCCGGAAGCGGTAGTAGCAACGTTTGCAACCACTTCGTTACCAAAAGTCGTAAGGGTGTAGTTCGAGCCAGAAGAGATTGTAAAGAATGCATGGGTTGTGTTTGTAGAAACAGAACCAATACCAGTAATCTTTAATAGTTGTGTACCGACGGACGAATTGCCTAATTCGATTAGATCGTCAACACTTAACAGACCGTTAAGAGTAGACGCGCGAGTATTGGCTTCAGCAACGTTGCCGGATGCAGAGTTTGCAATCTTAACAGTGATTGTATTGGAGCCTGTGGTAGCAACAACGCACGTTAACTGACCGTTAGAAGACAAATTAGCATTACCGCCAGTCAAAGAAGTGTTAGAAAAATATGCGTTGACTGTATCGCAAACAGAAATTTTTAACGAGTTACCAAGTGCTCCTGGATAGCGAGCAACGTAGCGCATATTTGTCTCTGATGCAAGATTAGAAAGGACGGTAGTGTCCTCAATATCATCATCATTCTTAACAATCAGGTTGGTATTGGTTGTAATACCACCAATGGATGCGTGGGCGGTTAGAACACCATTAGCACCAGAAGCATCTGTTGTGTTGGCTGTTCTAACAACGAAAAGCTTATTACCATAAGCTAAAAAGTTGGCTGCGGTAAAAAATGTTTCAGCATTGTGATTGGACGGGCGACCAAAACGATCGGCCAGCACGACCTCGGAATCTACTAGAACACGCTTGTCAACTGGTCCCCAACGAAAGACGCCGGCAATGGCACCCTCGGTAGTTGAGACTGCAGGGACTACCGTGGTCAAGTCGATCTCAGAAACATTTACTCCGGGACTTACTTGAAATGGCATTTTATTCTCCCCTCAAAAGGTTTTATTTAGCACTTAGCTTATTGATATTTATAAATCTAGAATACTTAATTTTTCATCCACTCATCAAAGGACATATTCTCTAAATCTACTATTTTTTCTTCCTGAATCACAAACTCTTCTCTTCCGTCCTCTTTAATTCCAAATGGCAATAAGTTTTCTTCTAATCTTCTTTCGTTTTCTTGTAAAAGTCTATGACGAAAATCAAGACTTGTCAGCTCTTTAAAATACACATGATCTGTCATCCATGAAAAAAGCACACAACACATTACTAAATCATCGTTTCCTTCTTCTGCTTCAAACGACGTCCCTTTATGTATGAATCTATACATTTCTTGAAGAGTATCAAAATCATGTATAATCATTTTATCATTTTCAATCAATGACTTAAAATTAGAACATCCCAATTTCTTGACCGATGTGGTAGTTCTAACGCCGGCATGAGATGTCTGACCAAATCCAGCCGATATTTTAATGCCAGTAATATTAGTACCGGCTGTGAAAAGCATGTTATCGTATTCTAGATCCTGGTATAGGATATCGGCAACTTGCTGTCCTATATCATTTGTCTCAATTAGTACAAAGGCGTTGTTATAATGCTTGGCTACCTGTATAATCACATTGGGGTACAGAACAGGATCAATTAAATTATCTCTAAATGTAGCTACATCTTTGTACGGAAGCTCGGTAGCATCAAACACCTTAAAGGCTGAATAATCACCTTCCGTACCTCTTCCAGTATCTACTACTACAAAATATACTCTATTTGGTTCGGGTTCAGCATGTACTTTAAAATTCTTATCCGATTTAATAGGGTTAGAATAGGTGAGCATTCTGAGCTTGGTGCCAGATATGAGAGTGGAAGAAGATCCTAAAAATTCACATTCAAACTCCTCTCTGAATTGTTCTTCAGAGGTGTTTCTAATTGTCTCTTCTTTCCACCTCTGGTCTCGGCCCGGGACCTGTGACCAATGAACATCTATTCTCTTATAATCATTTCTACTATCTTCACTATCTTTCCAAATTTTATAGAATAAGTTTAGTCCGTTAGGGGTGGAAGTAACAATAACCTTTGTAGTTTCACCGGAAGAAATTGTAGGATAAACAGAGGCAAAGAA